TTCCCCACCTAATTTAGACCATCCATATTTAGTGAATGGTTTCATAGCATCAGTTTCTTTGTAATCACCATTTATCCCTTCATAAACATAATCAGTAGAAATGTAAACTATCTTTTTATCATATCTTTCACACATCAATACGACATTAGCAGTTCCGACTATGTTTGTTTCTATACTCAAATTCGGATTATCCTCGTGTATAACCATTGGTCTTGTTATAGCTCCTGCGTGTATCACGATATCAAACTCTGATTGATGTTGATAAAAATATCTATCTAACTGCCAGTAATGCCTAACATCAGCCTCTTTTTTTGTTGGTGTTAAAAATGTAAAATCTTCTCCACATTTAACTAAGTTTTTACAAAACTCTCCATCTCCGCCTGTGATCAGTATTTTCAATCAAACCTCAACTCATTATTAAACTTAGCTTTTATTTGATTTCCCTTCTCACTTTTTGACCAATACATAATCCCCAAAGATTTTCTGTTTAGACCTTTTGTAATTTCATTAAGACCATGCCATGAATTTTCAGATGTTTTGAATGCCCATAAACTATTAAATTTATATGGTATTTTAGAATGTCCATCCTTACCATCATGTATTAATAAATCAAAAGACTCATCATATTGTTCTGAAAGACCAATTAAAACACTATACTCTCTTTTCCAATTTTTATTTACTCCATGATATGTAGCATCAACATGCATTCCTAAATAACCACCCTCTCCATTTTCATTTGGAGTAACCATCATACCACCACCATAGTAAGATAAATCAGGAAAAGCATTTTTAGTTAATCCAAAGACTTTATTTGGATCAAAATTAGAAACAATATAGTCCATAACTAATAAGGCTGGAGATGGAATGTTTTCACGACCTAATTTATTACACCATTGAATTTGATTTGAATCATCACCCCCATATTTTACCCAATCAAAAACAGTATCATAACTTTCAGCAGCTGCTCTGAGAAGTGATTCGTTAGGAAAAAAGTTCTCTATATAAACTGCTGGATATGGTTTTGTTATTCTATTTATTTTCACCTTTCAATCTCCTAAATACTTCATAATCCTCAATATAATCAGATTTATCATAGTTTGTATTTGATAATACTAATAATATCGCATCCTTAGTATTATATTTCTGTTCATCCCAAATCATTTCAGGAATATAAATAGCGTTCCAAGGTTGAGTTAGTGTCCAAGTTCTCACACCACCTAAACCATCATCGCATTTTACATCAATAGAACCATTGATAGAAATAAGCAGCTGTTTAGTTTCATGGTGACTATGTTTACCTCTATCATTTTGGTTATGCACACCAAAAACATAAAACATTCTCTTAACCTCAAATGGAACATCTTTGTGAAATTCAATCGGTGCTAACCTTCCATCCGACTCATCAAAATACTTTAGGTTAAATCTTTTTACATCATCAATTGTTGTCATTTATTTTCGGCTTTCCACTCCTCATTAAAATATCCAACGGGTGCTCTCTTCTCATCGTCTGGATTATATTTCTCTGTTAAATAATACAATAGTATAGAACCAGGTTCTAAAGCTTTATATCCATGATAAACACCTGGTTTCATTTCAATAACTCTTGGTTGTTTATCTGATAAATATACAAACTCGCAACCATCCTCTGGAGTAGCCATTCCCACCTTAAATGAACCTTTGAGACAAGTCCAATAATCTGTTTGTATATTGTGTTTATGCCAAGCAACTATATGATCTGTACTATTGACATATGATACATTTATCTGTCCATCTAAAACATCAAACACATCAAATAACCTCTGAGCTCTATCATCTTCATTATAATACATATCATTCTCCTTATGAAAATATCATTATTTCTGGCACATGTGTGATAAACTTACCACCATTTTTTACAAAGTCTCTTTCTTTATTTGCTATAACATCTTTAAAGTTCCAAGCTCCTAAGAAAGCGTAGTCGTAATCATTTAAGTTTACTGAATCTCTATTCACTACAGGTATATGACTGCCAGGTGCGAGTAAACCTTGTTTACTTGGAGTTGTATCTGTAATACAATCTACGATGGAATCATCAATACCACAATAGTTAAATACAGTAGTAGATTTAGATGTAGCACCTATACTTAATATCTTTTTACCATTATGTCTAAGATTTCCCAAACACCTAAATAATTTATCTTTTGATTCCTCTACTCTTTCAGCGAATATTTTATAAGTTTCAAATTCATCAATTCCGAATACAGCCTCTTCAGCAATATTATCATAATAATTTTGAGTTATAACATTATCAGATGGTATATTTGGTTTTTTTGCATATATCCTATTTGAACCACCATGAACAGAAAGATTTTCAACATCAAATATCATTAAACCATTTTTTCTTAAAATATTATCCAATGCTATTACAGAAAATACATGTGCGTGTTCATCATATATTTGATCATATGAACCTCTTTCTAACATCCTAAGAAGTGATGGGTCTTCAAATACAAATACTCCCTTATCACTAAGTAAATTAGCAACTGCACTAAAACAATCATCTAAGTTCTGTATGTGACATATACAATTAGCAGAGTAAATTAAATCTACTTTACCAATATCTTCTTCTATTTCTTTTGACAAATCAGTAGTCCAAAAATCTGTTCTAGTTTTGTATCCCATGTCGCCAGTTACTTTAGCAAAGTTATCACATGGCTCTACGCAAAAAGAAGTATCAGTAGGGAAATTTGAGATAAATGGACCATCATTAGAACCTATTTCTAAAACTGATTTTGGGTTGAATCTACCCTTTAATACGCTAGCAGTATTTCTAAAATGATTTACCATAGGTGTGGACATTGAAGTATTGTAAGCGTAGTTTTCATTAAACATCAGTTCTGGCTTTACAAATTCTTTTAAAGAAACTAACTTTGTTTCCTCATCAAATACCACTTTCAAATCAAAGAAAAACTCATCTTTAATTTCATCTTCTTTTAAAAACTTATTTGCTATTGGCTGCTTGCCCAAATCTAAAAACTCTTTTTTCATTACAACTCCTTACTTAAAAATAATAAATCTTTTTGAGAAACATCCTTTCCTTCATAGTGTTCACCTATGCTCATTTTATTCTCAAATCCTATATCTCGCATATATTCTATAACCTCATCACTACTTGGAGCTCCTAAGTTATATTCAATATAAGCAACTTCTAATATTACAGCTTTAGACTTACTGACTAAATCTTTACCACCTTTTAAAATATCAAGCTCAGAACCTTGGGTGTCTATTTTAATTAGATCAAAAACATAGCTATCCTTAAATATATTATCCAACCTTTGTAGAGTCATAGTATTTTCTTGAACCAATTGTGGGATATCCCAATAATTAGCCTCCTTATAGTATGAGTTGCCCTCTGTTTCTGGTTTATCACTTCGAGTATAGAAAGTAACTTCTCGTTCTTCATCACCTAAAGCTGCTATTTTATATTTTGTATCTCCACTAATCATTGATAATCTGTCTAAGGAAGTTTCATGAACTGAATTAGCTTCAATCATATAGATAAAAGAATCAGGCCAATACACCCTAGCCCAACGATGAAATTGACCTGTATGAGCACCTATATCTAAAATATTATCAATCCCAATACCCAAATCTTTCAGTTCATATAATCTCATTTCCTCGCCTTCTTTATACATTGTGTAAGCTCCTTAAAATGTCTACTTCTTCAACGACTTGTCTTATTTTTTCATAATACATTCCACTAAATCCTTTACCTTTAACACCCCAAGGTTTATGAAGTCCAAAGGGCGGCTCATCGAATAAAGGATACATATATCCACCATCGATTGAAAAACTTAAAACTTCTTTTACTAATGGCTTTTTCACAACCGAGTCTGAAACGAAATAATCCTCACAAGAATTACCACCTCTTTTTAAATACATCTCTAAATTTTTCTCTATAATATCTATCATCCAACTTTTTTTTCTAATGGATAAACCGCCATTCATAACTCTATCATAGGTTTCGTTTAATGATAATACTGAAAATGGTTGGCCCCACCATCCGCCTATGTAATCAAATTTTTCAAAGTCACTAACTTTATATTTAGATTTAGAGCATAATATAGTATCACATTCAAAATATAAAACAGTTTCGCTAACTACTTTATCCCAAAATTCACTTTTTAACATAATCTCTAAACTAGAATCATCAGCAGTTATTGAATCAATTTCTAATTCATTTAAAAATATATCTTTATTTTTAAGAATAATATCGTTACTTATTAAATCATTTAAATATTCTAAATTATTATTTCCATGAAATATTTGCAATCTCCAATCGTTTGGCAAAACGGACATAACATTATTTAAAACAAAAGGTAAAGCTTTGTGCTTTCTTGTTTCTACTATTAAGGCTACTTTCTTCATTTCTTTCTCATGAAACATAACATCGTTGGCCATAAATATCTTTGACCTTTTTTACTAACATAGCTTTGTACACCAATTCTTGTTTCACACCAATCCAACTCACTTCTAATTTTACTAATTCTAGAAGCTGGTATGTAATTTGTTTCAGTAACGTAATCATCATTATTTGAAAAGCTATCCAATAAATCAGTAGTTAAAGTATCATTCTCTTTTACAACTTCATAACCATATAAAGTTGGCCATTGGTTACTGCAACTATGTAAATCTTCAATAACATATAAACCACCCGGCTTAACTTGATCCCATAAATAATTTAGCGATATCTGCATTTGTTCCATAGTGTGGCCACCATCATCTATAATTAGATCAAAATCACTACCATTCTCTGATATAAATCTTTGTAGGTCAACTATGTTTGCTTGATCTCCTTTAAACATTACTGATCTGTCTAAGTAGGGATTACCCTCCTGTAGTTTATTAAATTCATCAACACCATACTGAAAAATATCATAACCATAAATGGTCGCATTTTCAAAATACTCTAACCACATTCTATGTGATCTGCCAGTCTCTACACCTATCTCTAAAACTTTTGTAATATCGTATCTACTACTTTCTAATATATCAGAATAGTGTCTTGTATATCCTAATTCAAGAGCATCTACATCATATTTAATTGTTAATTCTTTAAGTGTAGCCATCATATCCTCTTTTCTAAATAATGATCCTGAACATTTGTATGTCCTACGTGTAGTATAATTTCATTACCACATCCTATATAACCACTTCCAACTCCCCATTGTTGTGGCATTGAATATGGATGTATACCAGTATTCCAACTAGCTCTACTCATTTGTAGTGGTGCTCTTTTTGGATTTGTTTCCATTAGTTCACAGAATTCACTTAACCAAGCTCTTCCTCTGTTATCCTCTGTATTGAAACTACACCACCATAAATCATAAGTTAGTAAGTTACCACGACTCTCATCTTCATCTAAACGATAATCGCCATCATTCCCCCTAGTGTATATCCCATCAATTTTAACCATCTGTCTTTCATTAGTTGGAACACAAACTCCAAACCTTTTAGTTATCGGTAAAATTGTTTTAATTTCGTTAGACACAAACATCAAATCAGAGTCTACTGATATAGCTACATCAGCAGTTGATTCTAACAAACCTTTAGCTTCATAATAATCACAACAATGCCAACCCCACCTGTGATTTGATTTTGAGAATGGACTTTTATTCACATCAACTAACCTTACCTCAACATCAGAATAGTTCTTAGCTAAATCAGCTACATCAGTATAAAGAGTTAGCTTAGCCTCTGGAAAAAATTTCTTTACAGAGGAGTATGTGGGATCTAATCTATGCTCATCAGTAAAACTATCTGGTTGATTAGCATTAGACCTTAAACCAAATTCAGCAAATATAAATTCTATGTTCATTAGACTCTTTCCTTTATAATTTTAGCTATAGTATTAGTGGTACTATAATCATGATCTCTACTATTGAATATTATTTCTATTGACAAGTCATCTCCAGTAAATGGCTTTCCTCTATGATCTTCTCCTAATATGCGAACATCTATCCAATCCACATTCTCAGATAAGTATTCGTAAAGTGCTGGTTCACCATCATACAAAAAAGCTTGATCTACATTTTTATTTGACTCAACCATCATAAGTCTTTCTTTTGGAGTCCATATAGGTTCATTTTTATGTCTACCATCTGGCTGTTTTGTCTTAACTTTATATTCATTAACAGCCACAATCAAATAGTCACAATATAATTTACACTCCTCAAACATCATTACATGACCAGGATGTATGATATCAAAATAACCACTAGTAAAACCAATTATCTTCCTATTCAAAATAATTCCTTATAAGTTCTCTCTATCCAATAATTAGCATCTCTACTCATTGGATTTGGTGGTATGGAATTAAAGTGGTAAACCCAACCCGCATCCAAATGATGCAAATCATCAGTCCAATATTCTTGACCAGTTAAGAATAATAAATTTTTTCTGTATAAATCTTGTAAATTATAACAACTTGGTAAATATTTAACATCAACCTTTTCTTTGTGGAGCATATAATTTACTATAGTTTGATCAGTACCACATCTTAATTCAGCTATAGTATCAGATATTTCCTGACTATTATCATTATAGTATTTTTTCATAGCATCAAAAAAATTCTCATGGTTTTCATTAACTATCTGAAATCCACCATTGATGTAGTTCCAAGGATGTATCCTCATACCATCAAACAATTTATCACCAAATCCTCTTATGCTTCTCAAAACCCATTCATAACATCCATCTACCCTAACACCACAATACCTACCATCTGTTTCATCAAAGAAATTAGGACAATCAGGATGAACAATTGTATCAGCATCAACCATCAGTATTTGATCATAGTCTATTTTATTAGAATCTAATATATCGAATAAATAATATCTTTGCCAAGTTATTTTCATATAGTCTACTGGATAAAGTAAATCTTCCCATACTAATAGCTCAGAGTTATTGTTATCACACCAATGTTTCCAGCTTTTTACAGAATAATGATATGAATTATTTCTACCATCACCCAAATTTATGTTAGGAATAAAGACTACGTTTTTCATTTTTTACCTATATGTGGCTTTGTATCTCTATAAAAGTATTCATTATTTCTAGAGTCACCATCCATATAATTAAAATTTAAATCATTCTTCCAAGCACAATAATTAAAACTTAGCTGATCTCTTTTACTGTTATATTTTATTTCAGTCCACCAATCTTCCATAGTCTTAATACAATCTTCTTCATTGTGCCTTCTTAAAATAACCATACCTGTTATCAATCCATGATTTGCTGGATACCTAAGTATTCTATATCTTTCCATTTGTTTTTGTATTAGGTATGGATTATCTTTATAGTTTAAAACACCTCTTTCAGGTGTCCTTTCCATATTTTTTGCACCTAAATTAAAAATAGTCTGAGCTTCATCATAAGCAGAATTTCTGGCATCTAAACTATTATTGGCGTGACTAAAAAATGCTACATTAGAATCACTTAAATATTTATCAATTAAATCATCTAAATTACCTTTGACAGTCATATTACCATCTATAAAAATGCTGTATCTATAATCTTTTAAATATCTATGTGGCAATACTTTAAACCTTTTAGCATTTCTATTGTTATCTTCATATAAGGGTAAACTATTTTCTTCACTAAAGCATTTCCAATCCCAACCATCTGGTAAATTTTGTTTTTGAACATCATCATAACCACCAAATATTGAAGTATAAACTATTTTACTTGACATATTAAACCCTCATAATCTCTTAATATTTTATGCGCTGTTTTTTCAAAAACAACATCTTTTTTATGACCTATCTTTGTTATAACTTCCAACACACCTTGATCTATAAATTCATTTACAGCTTTCATAACACTATTTGGAAACAATCCATAGTCATCAAAAATCAACATTGGTTTGTCAAAATAATTTATAGCATTTATAATATCATTTTTTACAAATGGATAATCATGCACACAATCTATAAAAACTACCTGATGGTTTTTATCAAAATCCCAAGCAGTTCTGTAAACATCTTTTACAATAAAATCAATATTAGTTTTATCTTTACTAAAATCTTTAGCTGATTGTATTCTAGTTGGATCAAAATCCACAGCTGTTACTTTGTTAAAGTAACCACTTAGAGCGTGTGATGTATAACCTAATGAGCATCCTATTTCAATAACATTTTTATCTTTGTATCTATCGCCTAAAAAATCTATCAAATCTGCTTTAAATTTTAGAGATGTCGTAGTTTTTGATTCAAATTTATCAGGTGCTCTAGCTAAATGAACTCTTTTATATTCATCATCTAATAAATGCTCACCTCTAACTAGGTTGTGAGCTATAGGAAATTGTCTTTGTACACTATAAACATCAGAATACCTAGTTACTATTTGTGAAGTACCACATTGATTTCCTACATTATATTTAGCTTTAGATTTTATATACAACTGAATTCTAACATCCATATTTCGCATATCCAAAGCTTTATTTATATAATCAAATTCAGTTTGTTCTATTGGTCGTTCAGTCCAATAAAAATGTGGTATGAATTCGTCAATTTTATCCTCTATTAGTTCATCCATAGTATAGTCATATCTATCTGATATTAATAAACAACCGAATTCATTTTCATCAGTATACTCTTTTATTATAGCATCACCTAAACTTTTTTCCTCATCAGACCAGTATAGTTCTGGTTGAGAATCTTTATATTCATTTTCTTTAAATTGCCAGAACTTTAACATTTGTTCTAATAAGGGTGTATCTATATTCTCATTGTCATAAATTCTATAGTGGTCGTGAAAAATTTCACCATCATATTGATCTACAAACTCATCAACATAAGGATTGTGTTTAAATATACTTTTCGCATTTCCGAACTTACTATTCCAAGAATTCCAATTATTAAAATGTTCAGAAAATAAATTTTCTAACATTTTAGTTGATGGTACATATACTTTACAGTTAGGATACTTTTCTTTAAGAAGTCTTGGCATAGCAGATATGATACCCCAATCACCTATTCCATGTGCTGTTCTCATAACCATAAATTCTTGTCTATCTAAATAATCATCAGGTATTGCTAAACCATCTGATTTTGAAAATCCAAGAGTATCTGTTTCTTCAACAGCATAAACTTTATTATCTACTATTCTCCAAAATATCATACTCCCCTCCTGACATTCATCTCTTTACTAAAATTTTTATTATAAAACATATTCTGTTTCTCTTGCTTTTCAATTGTTTTTGGATGATACAAACTTAGCTCTTCATGTGGTGGTAAATGTGAATATGTTTTGTAACCTCTTATAACCTCGTGAAGAGGTCTCTCCCAACGAATTTCACTATCACGCCGAAATACTCGCGCCTGATAGTCTGGATAGTTCACCCAATTCTTTTCTGATATTCTCCAACCCCATTTTTTTATGTGCACTTCTTCCATACCCTCAATTGTATTTACGCGTGGAATCCAAACCAAATCAACATCATTTATCTTTAATATCTCTTTTAACTGTTGTAGTAATATTTCATTAGGATATTCATCAGCATCTATATGAAATATATAATCACCCTTTGAATTTTCTATAATTGAATTTTTTTGAGATGCAAAATCTTTATTAAGACTCCTCTGATATACTTTAATATCAATTGTATCAAAATGATTTTGTGTGAAAGTCTCAAGTTCAAACTCAACTGCTTCATCATTACCATCCACACAAATTATAATTTCATCCAGTCCTAAATCTACATTATCAATTAAAGTATTTAATAACTTTTTTAATTCTTCAGCCTCATCATAAACTGTAATACCGTAACTAATTATCACCGATCAATTCCTTTACGAATGATGGTGGCAACCTTAAATCTTCTAAAAATACCTGACTTTTTTTAGCTCTGTCATAGTTATAAGTTCTATAAATACCATTCTGTTTTATTACAGATTTTAACTCAGAGTATATTTGTTTAGTGCTTTTATCTATATCAACTCTGTATATTTTCTTTTTTTCATCCACCACCTTAACATCACCAGCAGCCTCTAATATTTTTTGTAATTTAGTATTTGTAGACACATTTGAAACTTCTAGTTGTATACCATGTAATAGATAATCACTTGATTTATTTTTTGCTTTATTTGCCAGTTTAGGTTCTAAAACCAATATGGTTCTTCTTAAAATACTACCTTTCGTATTTCGATATTTAAATTCTATAATATCTCCACGTTTTACCTTAGTCCAATTGTAAGCTATTTTAGCCATTATAAGTCTACTTTATCTCCTTCACCCTCTAACATTATACCCATAGCTTTACAAGCATCCATAAATTCAAATTGGCCAAATTTTTGAGGGTTTTCTATATCTAACCTTTTACTATGTCCATCATATTTATCTCTATCTTCCTCAGGTATATCTACTATTTTAGCATAATACCAATACCAATCATTTGGTTTACCATCAGGATATATTATTCCTTTTTCTCCCATATTAACCACAGATGGATACCAAACTAAATCTCTTTCATCATCTATTATTTTTAAATCATTCATTAAAGCTGTGTTATTTTCAGTAGACTTTTCTAAATGTTCACTATCTATAGCCATATAAGAATTAGTTGTCATTCCACAACCAAAACATATGTATGATTCAAAATTATTTCCATTGTCATCTTTAGTTTCCTCCACTACACAATTATCATGTAAGTCTTTACATAAAGGACAATCTGTTCTTTTTTCCATTACTTCACCTTCTTTAATTTTGGTAGATTCATTTTTGGAGCTTCAGCTGGTTTACTAACCTTTTTTAGTTTAGGTAATTTGAGACTTACTGGCATTGGCTGTTCTTCAAACTTTGGTAGACATTTATTTAATATCTCTTCAAATTTTTTATCCATATTTTCTAAAGAAAAGGCTCTATTAGCCATCGATAAACGTTTAGCAGCCATAGTAAATTGTTTATATTGTTTAAAAACTTTAAACATAATTTGACCAGCGTACTGATAATTAACACTAAACCATTTTGCACCCTCTTGTAACATTTCCTTTGGAACTGCTGAAGGATGGACATCAATTAAACCACCTGGTAAAAGAACAGCATTATTTTTATTTAGAAAGTCTTTTTGACCACTCCAATCAGGAGCAATTATAGGTTTTTCAGAAAAACAAGCTTCTAATAGTGGACGACCAAATCCTTCACCATGTGTGAAAGTAATATGAGCTTTTACCTTTGGGTGATTATAAAGTTCATTTATTTCTTCATCTTCCAAGTCTCCATGTAGTAGATAAACATTAGGTAACTTACCCTTAACTTTTGATTTTATTTCATTTATTTTTTCTAACATAGAATTTCTATCTAAAATTGAAAATGTAGCACCACTAGTTTTTAATAACAAAGCAGGTGGTCTTTTTTTATTTTTAAATGTCTCTAAAAATGTTTTAACCAACATACCTGTATCTTTTCTATCCTCTCCAAGATCACCCTGCAACCAATGACCTGTGTATAAAAATAAAAACTTCTCTTCTATTTTATTCATTTCATCGACAAGCTCTTTAGAAAAATCTTTAGTCTTTTTATAGATGTCCAAATCAACACCCTCAAATAAAACTTCCATTGGTTTTACAAGTCTCAACTCTCCTATTTTTTGTTGCTGATCATTTAATTTATCATAAACAAGAGCTTGAAAAGTATTTTTAACAAAATGAGATACTGCTATATTCATATCCATTCTATTTAAACCTTCAACCCATTCCGCTTTTGGAGCAGTATTTTCAATACCAGCAGTTATTCCTATATTGTACTTCCCTACGGGTGTAAATTCATTTGGTACGCTTATTTGAAAATGGATATCAGGTTGTCTATCCATACTATTTTCTTTTAACAACCTATCTATTATCAATTTATCTTTAGGATTTTCAGCATTTAGAGCATTCATAGGTGTATTTCCCCACCTTAATGAATTTATTTTTACTTCAAATTTATCCATTCTTAGTAAAGAGTGAATTAAATCTCTTGTATGAGCACCATATCCACTTCTTGTTGCTGGTGGACCTGTAACTAAAACTAACGGTTTCATATTGTCTCCTAACCTTTAAAAATTGTATAACGTTTTCTTGGCGACCACTTATCAAATGCTGTATTCATATGATCTACAAAATTTCTACACATAGCACTAGCACTCATCATAGCATCATCACTCATAACAAACTCATGTCCTAACATACCACACCTATCTCTTTCTTCTTTACCCATATCATACCACTCTTTAATAGCATCAGCAAAATCTTCAAATCTTGGTCTATCATCAAATATATATGGAGTTGGTATTGAACCCTGCAAACTACGATTGGATGGCCAAACTGGTTTTACCCACTCACCCCAAGTTAAATCAGAATTACCTTTCCACTTTTTATCATCATGTAGTGAGTGAACCCAACTGTAATCTTCATAGGTTAGTAACTTGTCTTTGTACTTAAACCCACATTGGTCTTGTAATCCACCAGTAACATTAACTGATACTGGAGTTCCACACATCAAAGCCTCACAAGTTCCTAATCCAAATCCTTCATTAGATGCCATATTAAGTTGAACATCAGCAATATTGTAAATATAGCAAAGATTTTTATCATCTAATTTTTGAGTAGAAAATATAACATCATAATCAGGACATACAGCAGAAACAACCTCTGGTAAATCTGTACCATTAGGATCTTTTGGTTGGGTATGCATAACTAGTGCGCATTTTTCAGCCTTTTCCTTTGGTAACATATCACAAAATGTTTTGTATGCCATTATAACATCACCAGGTAACTTTCTACGAATGTTTCTATTATTCCAAAATATTATAAAATCATACTCTTTATCTTGAGTTACCTTTCTCTTTAAACTGAGCATATCACCATATTCTTTATGACCTTTTTTTACAGGATAAAAGTTTTTTTCATTTATGCCATGTGGAACATAAGTATTATTCCATTCATTCGTTGGAACATCCTTACGCACATTATTAACAATATTTACTGTCTGTTTGGATATGTTCATAATCAAATCACAACTCTCATAAAATGGCTCATTCCACATTGGATATGGTAAGTCATCCCAAATATTGTAATAGAAAATTGGTATGTTTTGTCTTACCTCGTGTTCCATCTGATACAACCATTCCCAAAATCTTGGGTCGGTGTAATGTAGTATAGCATCTGGTTTTTCTACTGACAACAAATGTCTTAATAGTTCAGGTGTACCGTAACCTGAAGTTGGTATTATTTTTAGGTAAGCGTCTTTTATGCCAGTATCTTTACGAACTGATTCATTCATATCTATAAATTTACCCTCATCAGGATGTTTTATAGCACCACCAACTTGAACCCAATCAAATTTATCTAAAGTGCCTAAAACAATTTCTCTTGACATTGTTCCCACACCAGATGACATTCTCAAATCATCTGAGAACAACAAAATCTTCTTTTTAGCCATTTAAAACCTCTTTGTTTTTACCAGCAGCCCAACCACTTTTAAAATACTTTCGTAGAACTGACAATTTATCCTCATACTCCGCTATAACAGCAATCTCTTTTTCTATAGTTTCCATAATATCAGAATGTTCAGCTACACCAACTGTGTTTTCTAATAAAACTTCAACATTTATTCTATGTTTATGGATAAGAGCCTCAAATTGTTTTTCACTAGCTTTTATCAAATCATCTCTAAAGTTTAAACTCACAATGCACTCCCACTTGGCTTTAGATTTTCATATTCAGATATTTGTTTTCTAAAACTCTCATTGTGAACATACAAATCCATTGAACGATTTATTAGTTTTTGTAACGTAAAGCTATCATCTAAATTACTTATCTTAAATTTTTTATAAAGATTGTCCAATAACTTTACGGAAGTTAATTTTAACATAAGATTCCTCCGTATATACATATATAAATATATAAAACTAATTTATTATTACATATTTTTTATTATTTTTTACAGCTTCTTTTATAGCTGAATTTGTTCCCTTAGATGTGATTCCCTTTGGTATGAATGCTACAACTACATCTGAATATTCAATCAGATCTTTATTTCTACTATGGTAATGCCAAACAGCGTAGGGTTTACCATAATTATAACTTTCTAATACACAATGTTGATTATATTGATAATGTTTAGGTGGAAACTCTGAATAGTTTAGGTCAAACTCTAAAGAATATTTTTTAGCATATCCATCAGCACCATCTCTCTGACCACCACTTACTATTTCTAATTTATCTCCCCATTTCTCTTTGAGTTTATAAATAAATTCTTGTATTCTTCTTTTGTTTTCATATTTACGGCTTCCGATAATTGCTACTTTCATTATCATTCCTTTTTTGAATTCTTTTTGGTGGTTTTTCTGACATACAAAATTTAGCACATTTATAAAATTGATCTAATCCAATCAAAACTTCCTCCGATTTATTGTAACAATATTCAAATCTAACTCTATCAGACTCATTAGAATAATTTGAATTAATAATATCAAACCAAACAAAATCATTTGGACCTAAATTTCTATTAGGTTTTATGGATGTTTTAAAATGGAGATTGTTTTCATTTTTTAAAGCAAATTCTTTTATTATTCCCAGCTTCAAATCTTTCTCATTATACCATAATTTAAGAAAAAAATGCACAGAACTTTGGTGTATTTCATTTAATTTTTCCATCACAATATCTTCATACTTTAAAATATCTGTTAAATTCATTCTCAAGCTTAATCTAACCATATGTCACTCCTATCAATAATAATAAATATCATAAGTCTTTACATTTGTTAAAGGCTTTACATTTTCCAACACACTTTTCATATTTAATATCCTTTATGTTGCCTTCCTTATCATATGTGGCATCTATAAATTCTTTAAATCTAGCAACCATTTTATTTATACTTGGTTTACCATTTGCAGGAACAAATTTCTGAACTCTTTTTTGTGGAAAATCTACATTTTCATACAGCTTTCTTTTTAGTATAAAATACTCAACCTCTATTTTTTCAATTGGGTGATTAAATTGTTTAGCATAAAACTGTTTGTATAATAACAACTGATCTGTTTTATTATTATCAGCTTTTACATATTTGTTCCAACCCATAGTAGAAGTCTTAATATCATATATCTTAATCACATCACGTACTGTATCTTTAATTACCACGTCTAAAAAACCTACAAACTTTAGATTATTAGGTAAATTATAATTTAAAGGAACTTCAATGCCAACTAACTCATAACCTTTCTTACTAAAATATTGAGCTCTTTTCTTTTTGAGAAAGTCTAATATCTGAACACCATGACCATAGAACTCAACCATATCTTTTTCTGAACAAAACATCTCACCACCATTGTTCTTAACAATCTCTTCAAAGTTACGCTTCATTCTGGTTAGTAACATATCTTCCAATGGTAATTGCTCTGCTAGTTTAGCAGTATCATTGTACATTACAGTTAAAAATGTCTGTATAACCTCATGCATTGAAGTTCCAAACATAGTGTGAATACTATCTGTGTATTCTCTAATTCCATCAACATACTGTAGTTTCCATTGATACGGACATTGTTTCCAAAGGGAATACTGACTATAACTTATCTTCTTCAATCCATCCACCTTCCGTGCTTTCTCAGATGCCACAACTTATGAGTAAACCTTTCCCATAACAAACCAATCAATGTATCTGATTCATAAGTACCAGCCTTACACTCATACTTATATACTCCATTTGTTGTCATCTTTATACTCCTTAACTTTTTTTGTTATACCCTCATATAACCATTTTATATACCAACGAACTCTAGCACCAAGTTCCATATCATTTGGATACTTATCTACCATATCTCTTATAATTTTTATTGGCTGTTTCATCACTTACCCCATTTACCATTCTTAACTATGGTAGCCATAATGCCATAATTACTTACATCTAAGTAAGCATCTTCCATTGGTTCATCAACAGCAGATTCTCTTTTACTCATCAACATATTTTTAAGTCTCTGTATCTTATCGTTCATACGAAACCAAAGACCTGTAAGTGATAATTGTATTTCTTCTTCTGTTTGTAACATAGTACCTACAGAAATATTACCTGGACCATAGTCATGTTGTTTTTTTAAGAACAATTCATATTGTTCTCTTTGTAATCTACGGAACTCAGCCGTCATCACCGGCCATTCTTTTTCCATCATTGTTACAATGTCACCATTATCACCTGTTAAATAAGAATTTACCTCTTTTTTGTTTTTAGATTCTTTTATTATTTTTTTACTCATAGTCACACCTCTTTTAATATCTAATAAAGATTGCTCCAAATTATACTCCTTGATTTAACGATTAAATATACACACTTTTACCTATACAAGTCAAGCTTTTTTATAAAAATTATTTTTTTATTTTCACCAGTTGGTGGTAAAAAAGTTTCTTTTAAATATTCTGCACTATTCCATTTAACTGAAAATGATTTTCTTTCTTTCGCCAATCCAGCAGTTTGACCAATCTGTTTCCAATTGTCTGCTTTGTAGACAGCACCATTATTACCACCAGCGACAAAAGTAATTAACCACTTCAAATCATCTCCATACTTTTTCTTCCACTCTATAGGTGCTTGTTTTCTAACCTTTTTCAATATCTGTGTTCCTGCATTTTTTATTGATTTTGTCATACAGAATCTCCAATTGTTTGCTATAGTATTGAAATGTTTAGGTTCTTTATACTCATCTGCCTTTTTACCTAAGAAATTCAATATATCTTTAGGACATGGATAAACAGAAGATCCTATACCAATCATCCCTATAGGTTTTTCAAGCCCCAACACATTTGTATAATCCGAATGATAAACTAACCAATCTATTCTTCTACCTACTGAGTCATTAGATGCTACATAACTATGATGATTTTCTATAATACTTTTTACAACTTTTTTTTGACTTAAATCTTTAACTAATTCAATTGTTATCATTTAACTTTTTTATTTGTCTTTTGATTTTTTTATTGAGATAGTATACATAAATATGCTTGGATTTTCTCTTCTTCCAAAATATATTTTCATCACCACTTAAATATCTTTTCTTAATAGCACGACCATAAGGTTTATCTTTTTGATTCATTGTTCTTGGATGATACTCTTTACCATCAACCATTAATACTCTCGCTTTTGCTGTTTCTCCAAAATGATCAAAGTTACTAGCTTTGTAAATAACACCCGAATGACCATAATGCTGATCGGCAAAGGAAACTATAACCTCTACATCTGTATTTTGTTTTAGCCATCTCAAAGTTTTACCAATAAAATAGCTCTCTGTATTCTTAGGTGTATCATCAATACAAACCAACCTTCTTAATTCCATACACCTATTAGGATTGATCGGATTATATTTAGCCGCTGTATCTGGCATAGATGGTGTTCCATATAACATGGCTCCTATCATTTTAGGTAAACCAAAGTTTCCCTCTGTATACAAACCAAATTGATAATCAGAATGTAATCCGTTTATGTTACGACTATAATGATATTTTTCAATAAAATTCTTTACCGACTTTCTGTTAACAGATTCTACGGTATAGTCTTTTACACTCATAATCCAATCTTACGGCACTCATCCTCTGTTTTACCATACTTCATTAGCATATCTGTTAGTTCTGCTTGACCACCATATGACATCTCATATGTTTCTACAGCTTCAGCAGCTTCTTTTAGACTACATTGTAAGTCTTTAGCTACTATTTCATAAACCCAATTAGGATACTTCATTTTCTTATCTCCTTTGATATATTTTAACCATTGTCTTTTCTTTGGCAATATATCTGTATAAAATTTATATAATTCTTTTGGCTCTAATTGATATTTTTGAATCTCATTTACAATTTCTATCCAATCCATTTTCATAGATAAAAATCTATTTATCATAAAATTAGACCAAGTCTTTTTATCTTCTTCTGATATCTCATCCCAATAATTAGGACTTTGAAAATCTGTAATTTGCTTTACATGATCAAACAAACCTTTCTTTTTAATATTAGGCATCTGGCATCATCTTTGTTGGTACAGTTCCACAATTACCACAAGCATAAACCTGTATAGGTATTATAGCTTCTTCACCTGTAGGCGATACCAATGGTGATAATCTTTTAAGAAAGAAAGATTGTATAAAAGAGTAATTACCACATTTCTCGCATTTCATATTATCAGCTTTTGTTAAATCGACTTTGACTTTTGGTTGTGGTAATGGTTTTCGTGGTTTCATATTCATAATAACCTCACTTTATAATTGTTAATATTTTTACCATTGTAGCCATAAAGTTTATCTCTTTATCCACTACAACTATGTCATCTCTCTGACCTTCTGCTAAAGTCAAAATACATTCAGCAGTATGTCCAACAGCCCAATCATCTAACGTATCATACAATAATCTAAAACCATCTGCAAAATCTGTAACCTTAGAATCAGCTAATAACTTTCTAATATTCTTAAAAGCATCTTTTTTACTTTCTTCTTTTAGTATTTTAATAAGACTTAATTTGTAATCATTTTCTATTAGTGCCTGTTGATCAACAACTAATTTACCATCAACAACTTGTCTTTGTGCAGAATTAATAACTCTACGAATATCAGGATAACCAGATTGTACTAAACTAACCACATTATCATTTGAATAATCAATACTTTCTTCTTTTAAAATATTTGAAAGATGTATAGCAACTTCTTTTTTAGATGGTGGAATTATTTGAAATGATTGACAACGACTCTGTATCGGATCAATGATTCTTTCTACAAAGTTACAAGTCAAAATAAACCTACAATGTTTAGAGAATGTTTCCATAACATTACGAAGAGCCGCTTGTGATGTTGGTGTAATGTAATCAGCCTCATCTAAAATAATAACCTTCATATCTTTAAAACCGATAGTTGATGCAAAACTTTTAACCTTTTCTCTGACCATCTCAAGCTTTCTCTCATCTGATGCGTTGATGTATAAATAATCACAATCTATACTATTTGTTAACATCTTTGCTAATGTGGTTTTACCTGTACCAGCTTTGCCATATAATAATAAATGTGGAATATCACCTGATTCTATCCACACCTTAGCCTTTTCAATTAGGTGTTCATTACCTATATATTTATCTAAGTTTTGTGGCCTGTATTTTTCAACCCAAAGGGTATGTAAACCTAATTCTCCCATTTTGTATTTTCTACCTCTACTTTTATTATTTCCACATCATGCTTATAGTTTTTAGGATAATCCATAACAGGATGTTTCATCATTTTTTTAAAATATCTATTCTCTTTTTTATTACCAAGAAAATAAATGTATCTGTGTTTACTTGCTTCTTTTTTTAACCAGAAATCTCTTCCTATGGCTTTTTCTAATTTTTTAGGAGCTGCTGAACCATATCTCGAATATACATTTCTACTGTGCATCCAATCATCCTCTTCATTCAATCTTAATGAATATGTAGGAGCTAACTGAAAGTCTCCACAACCTTGATATATCCAATTAGTAGCCTGATAAATAGCACCATCATGCGATTGTTCAGGATCAGCATAAGATACTAACACTTTAATATCTGGCGCGTATTGTTTCATCCATTTAAAAGAAGAAGATATAACATGAGACTCAATATTTTTACCATATCCATCGTGTATAAATAGTCTTTTTAATTCTAAGATATTTTTATTTTGTATAATCTCTTCTTTGAATATCGAGCCGACAACTCTTCTACCAACAGGAAAACCATAGCATGCAACACCAATAAAATCTTCTGTATCACCATCAAAAAATTTATGACCATCAGATTTGTAAAATACTCCAAGAGTATATCGACAAGCTGACATTTTACGGCTATAATGATTTCTTATAATCATATCTCTAGCCAGTCCTTTATGGACTGGCTTTAAAGATACTTTTGCTTTGTCTACATAAGACTCCATTTACACATCTGTATCAGCAACTAAATAGTATGTCGCATCATACTCATCAACTTTAAAATTGATGCGAGCTAAACCTTGCGAACTCACCTCTAATGTAGCGCTCTCACATTCTTTATTAGCTACCAACACATCTTTAAATAGATTAGCATTGAAAGAAACATTATCTATTACTTCATAAGATTCTGTTTCAACTGGCAACGTAACACGATTAGTATTAATCTCAGCATAACCAATTACAACCCTCACGCCATCATCATTTGTTAATACTGTAAAGTTATCAGTATCGGCTAGAGCACCTTTACCAGCGACAAACTTATTCATAAAAGATTTATCAACTTTTATCTTTACCTCAAATTCAGGCACAGATTTAAGATTTGGTGGTGTATTTATTACTGATAAATCAGATAACATATAATTTACATCAGAAGAACTATCCGATACTTTCAACGAAACAACCTTATCACCAGCTTTTGTCAAATTCATAGAAATATTATCTGACATAACTGAAAGTAGTTTTACTAACTGCTCTGTATTATATACACCGAGCTCAGCTTTATCAAATTTCCAATCTGACATTTTAAGTTCACCAAGCAAATTCTTATCGCCTGTAATAAATCTGGTGGATAGGTTACTACCATCACTTTTTATTACAACAGAAGAGCAATTTCCTCCAAGATAATATTTGTCAATGAAACGGTTTAATGAATGTTTATTCATTTATCACTCCTTATTTGTTAATAGATATATACATATATATATCAAAGTTATTGTTCAAAATCAATTTTATTTTCTCTTAATAAATCTAATATTTTATACTCTTGTTCAGGTTGTAGCCATCCAACAATACTAACTTCTCCGATTAGCAGCTGTGGGAAAATAATCTTTTTTGTTTTTTTAAACATTTCATTCCAAGCTTCTCTTTCAACTGCAGCATCTATTTCTTGATATTCAACATTATGTTTATGTAGAAATTTTTTCGCCATATCACAAACTGGACAATTTTTTAATCTTGAAGTGGTGTATAATTTTACCATTAGAAAAACCTCTCTATAGATTTCTTTTTGTTTACAGGTTCATCCCAAGTTAGTGAATCATAAAACATCATTATTTTCTTCTCTAACATTTGAGCATACATTTTTTTATAATCAATATTATCTTTCATAAACTGAACTATTTCTGGTGGATCTTCATATCCCTTATAACCACACGAATCTAAACCAAGCTCATTTGTTTTTAGATATACCCATTTAATTTTTTCTGAGTTACCTATTTTCTCATACTTATCACCAACACCAAAATGATCTAATAAATTATTATAGGTTATAGCAGCCTTAACATGCGCTGGAGCTCCCTTAGCAAACTGAGTAAAGTTTCCATTCTTACCCGCACTATATTTCTTTAGGTTCTTCACACCTGTTGGCATAGCTATCTTATCAAAGTCTACTAATTTCATAGACTCCTTAAAGTTTATAATTCTTTCATCTATCTTATCCTTTGGAACGGTAGCCAATATATCTTCCAACACATCTTTTAATAATTGCCCCATAGCCTTTGGAAAGTTACTACGAACTAAGTCTAAACCTTTTACATGCAGTTTGTTTACCTTTACTCCATTGTCATTGATAATCTTCATACCGTATCGTTTCTTCACAATAAACAAACCTGATTTAGCTATCAACTCCTGCTTTATCTCAAACCTATGTTTATCTAAGTTAAGAAATCTCTTACCAAAGTAATCATAAGATTTGTTCAGATAAGTCTGCATCTCATCAGCCACATCTAAAATTACTTTACTCATTCTGGTTTCTGTAAACTCCTTATTTGGAAATCGTTTATTAACCAATGGAACTGCTGAATAGAATACTGAATCAGTATCGATATAAATACAATAATCTTTATCAGTTCCTAATTCTTTATTATAGAAATGATTGCCTATCTTTTTGGTAAACTTAATTAGTTCTTGACCTGTAAGTGTGGTAGCTTCCGCATTATCCAAATCATAGAATCGGAATACTGGCAAACCCAACACACCATACAATGAATTTAGAACCACCTTCTGAATCAACTGACGACTTTTAAAGTATGTGTATTTATCATTATCTCCAGCGTCACCAAACTTCTTCATCAACTTTCTATACTCCACACGAGTATCGAACCACTTTTCCAATAGGGCTGGAATCAATCCTTTCTTATCACTACGATATAATACACCATTAGAAGATACTGAAACCTTATTGTTATCGAAGAAATCTTTTAGTTCTGTTTCAGTTAACTTTCCCTTTTCCCTACCATTAGATTCTAAGGTATATGTTTTCTTAGTTCCTTTTAGAAACTCTTCAGCATCCCAACCCTTTAACTTACCAATTTTAGTTTCAGGTGATATATTCAAAGACATAATAACTGATGGATACATAGAAGTAATATCCAAATCAAATACCCAATCATGCTTTCCTCTTTGTGGTGATTGTACATAAGCGCCTGTGAATTTATCACCACTACTCATATCAGGTTTTATTGGTTTATTAGGAGCAACAACTCCTAAGTTTTTAAGATAAACTAATATAGCACCCTCTAAATAGCGAGAAGAAAAATAAACATCTTCATATGGAACGTGACCTACATGACATACACCACGAGCCATGTCGATAAAATCTAATTTATCATGCATTCGTTTCACTAACCTAACATCATGTATATTATATTCTACAAACTTATCGATATCATTTTCATATAAATCATTTAGTGTGCCTGAATACTCTATCTTATTTTCACCCAACTCGTGTTCTGCTACAGCATCTAATCTGTAGGATGATAATTGTGTATAGGTAAAAAGTTTATATAATGCGAGATAATCTAAACAACTAACACCAGCGAACATAAATCTTTTACGATGTTTATTCCATTGAA